AAATTTGGGAAGTCGTATGGGAAGAATTGATTCCTACAATTTCGCGCGTCAGTTCGATAGCTTGGTCATGTTGAGAGGTTGCTTCACCAGCAATCAGCTCTTCCGAGGATACCGGTACTACAGGTAATTCAAGCGAGATCTTGTCCTTCATGGCTGTTTCCAACGCTGAAGGGCCAGGTCCTGCCGATTCATCACTCTGCAATACAGCAAACACATCGCGGTTCTTATCGAGCCACTCCACGCTTGCACGATACCCCATGGTGAAATAGTCAGGAAATCTAGTCTCAGAGTCAACTCTACAGAGATCCATCAAAGATTCACCATTGGAAGTTACTTTATAGTAGTAATAAGCGCCACCATCACAACATCCACAAGCACGTCCAACAGAACGCTCAGGGCCAATTGCCAAATTAGGGAAGGTTATAAGCTGGTCTCTAATTGCTTTAAATTTATTGATTTCTTCACGGAATTCTTCTATTTCAAAATCTAAATATAAGGCTTTACTTTCCTGGGACATATCTATATTTTCTTCTAACGTATAAATCGAATCATCTATGAATTCGCGAATAAATTCGTAGGCATAGTGATGATGAGGATCGTTTTCAAGGGTAGGAACATTCAAGGGGTAAGGCTTAGAGATAGGGCGAGGAGTTGTTTTACCATCAATTTCCATTACATGACAAATACCACACATAAAATCCCACGCAGACAAAGTAATAGTAGGTTTAAAACTAAATTCATGAGGCCACTTTTTCATATAGTCAGGGAAATGTTTATCGAATACGTCTTGATAAGCTTGACGTCTGAAAATTTTTGCTTTGGAGGTAGATATGGGGATTCCATAATAAGGGAGGTCGTCTACAACTTCATAATTCACTTCAATGCTCGTGAGGCGAGCAACAAAGGGGTTTGGAATGATCAGAATATAGTTACCGGGAGCCAGTCCATAGTACGATACAGAATTACCGAGATGGTCAAGATGAGACAATTTAGCAGGGTTGTAAATTGAACATTGTTCTGCAATATACGTTCCTTGGAGATTAGCTACATAATATTTTGAGTCGTTGATTTGCACGAGGAATGGACGCATAGCATCCACTGTCATGAAACGTCCTTTTGGAAGAGGTTCAAACATGAAGGATGGTTCTGATAGACCCTCTTCTTCCGGGGTCTCAGGGCAAGGGCCTTCGGGATGCCGCTTTTCACAAACATTGTGATAAGGATCCATAAAGACCATC